CTGCTGAACCACCCATAGTATCGTTGTACAGAATACAACCAATAGCAGCGACAGTGACACTCTGAAACACAACGTCATCAAAGTCTACAATAGCCTTAGTACCCGAAATTAGTGGGTAGACTACAGAGCTGCCACCAGAGTCTGTAGTAGCTAAGACAGCCTCTGGTGCGCCTGAGAATGAGTTGTATATGCCATCATAACCTGTACCCGTAACTTCTTCATCTGCGTTCCCAGAGACTGCACCAGCAGCCTGACCTGCATACTGAGTTCCGCCTGTGAGGTAGGACACCATACCTACATCGGAGTCATAATCACGAGTTGCGCCAACTTTAATCAGCTTCACTCTAAAAGTGTCATTATCAAAGTCATGGGTACCCTTAAGGAGTTCCTGCTTGAAGTATTTGCTTAATGCTGTTGTAATAGCCATTATGTATTTTCCTTGTTGTCTTCTTCTGCCTCATAGGACAGGTCAGTTTCAGTTGCGACCTCTGTAATAGGGTCATAGTTCAGTTCAGCTATATCCATAAGGTCTTGTATAACCTCTGGATGATCACTGACGTTAATGTCTGCACCGTTAAGGTTACGAAGGAATGCTGCAATCTCACGTAGGTCGTGTGGGGCAACATCACCAGCCTTGATACAGGGCATGAGGTCGTAGTTAAGTCCGTTAAGCTGCCATAGGCGTTCTACCAGTTGCTTGTTCAACACATCAACAATAGCTTGGATGTAGCTTTCTAATGCACGTAGAAACAAATCAGTCTTAGACTTGGAGAGTGCATATGATCCGTTGTTACCCCCACCGAGCATAAGAAACTCAGAAAGTACAGAACGGGCAATGTCATGTTGGTAACGCCTAACAATGGGGTCAATATCTACATTACGATTGCCATTGCTACTCATTAGTTCAATGTCTACAAGTCTAATGTTTGTAGGTGAACCATCCTTATCAGGGTAAGTATCACTAGGTGTTATAATATAACCTTGTTCATTAAACTTAACGTCACGAAGGATTTGTTGTAGGTTGCCTACGAAGCCACTCTGAGCCGCACTTGCTTCAGACGACAAATACTCAGAAGGAATACGAGCAACAGGGATACCAGCTAGTTCACGCTCAACAGCTATAGCCTCTATGCTCTGTAAGTTATTTAGATAGACATACGAGGAATAAGCATTGCGGAGGATAGAGCGGCCACTAGGATCACCATTAAGAACAGTAGTACGATAGTAAAGGCTCTTAGTAGTGGGAATATAATGCTTTCCTGATCCATAACCTACGTCCTGATAGATGCCTAAGACATCACCGCTTTTATCTTCTACATCAAACCTAGAGACTGTCCAAGGCGCACGACAAGCAATCTTACGTACACCCAAGCGTCCATCAGTGTACTTACTGTTTTTCTTAGGCGATCTCTGAGTAGGGCCAACTCTCCGCTTATAAATAACTTCAAACCACGCAAAACCATACGACAACGACGATAAAGATTCTGCAATGTGATCGTCAAGACTGTGATCCATATCGTCAAAGATACTTTCCACAAAGTCAGCTTCACGTTTAGCTTCCTCAGTATCATTGGCGGGTTCCACTTTAAGTTTGACATCTCTAAGTACTTGTTCAGCAGCATACATAACCGCACCAATAGTACTGTCATTATCCCGCATCTCCCGATACTTGCGAATAGCGTTCTTACCGCGTAGTTCAGGAATAAACTCATCTGCACGTATTTGTCCAGTACGAGTGTTATCACCAGCTACACCAAGAATACTCTTAGCTGCACCTTCTGATAGTTTCTTTGTAGCCATATTAAATTAGCCCTTTGGCACTAGAGTACGCTAGTTTAAGTTGTGGCTTTGCGTAACCATTAAGACTTAGATCAGTGATAGCCCATACTAGAGCATCTAACCTGTCAGGAGACCCAATAGAACCTAGAGGTTCCCACTGTACCATCTGATCCTCTAAGTCGTTCAATCCTCTTACATGCTTAACTCTGTTTTGTTCATATAATGCTGAAACTGGTTCTGCCCTAGCCATCTTACCCCTTGAGGCATGTACTAACCTTACAGGCAGTGTTTCATCTTCTGTATGCAGCGTATGTCTTACCATATCACCACCTTGGTTTCTCTCAGCTACAATCCTGTCAGCTAGATGCTCATGGTAGAGTTCTACAGCCTTAGATGCCCACTGTTGAGGTGTATAACGACCAGTATGATCCTCTAACACATAAGCTGTACCATTTACGTCTACACCAGCTACAACAATACCTGTCATGTCACTTTCTGCATTAGAGGTAATGGCCGGGTCAATAGCGACAACAATACGATTAAGTGTAGGAACCTGATCTTTCTCTATCTCACACTTAGCTAGTAACGACCTATTCCATAATGCACCAGATGCCTCATCAAGTACCTCAGCATATAGCTCCTGTCTACCTAACCTAGTTCCCTCGTAAGTCTTACGTACAGCATCTAAGAAGGTATCAGCTAAGTTAGCACTGTTATCGTATGTGCTTCCTGTTGTGACATGTGTCTTCTCATCGTCTAAGATGGTTCTCAGTAACTTAGTAGTCTTAGGTGTAGTTGTAATAAACGATACTGGGTGTTTACCTAATCGTAACCCAAACTGTGCCATGTCCCAAGTCTCTTGAGCGTTTCTCCATGCACAAAGTTCGTCTGCCCACATTGAGTATGCTTGTGGTCCACGAAGTCTCTCAGGGTCTTCAGCACTAAAGAATACAGCCTTAGAGCCATTAGCCCATGTCATTGTATTGTTAGTAGGAGACCAAGTAGGGAAGCCTAACTCTTTTCCTCTGTATGTCTTATCACCCTTATGACAGACATTCATTAGTCCAGAGTCACCTTCAACCATAACTCTACGAACATCACCTTTAGTTGGTGCAACACAGTGAACAATACGATCATTCTTCATAATCCTGTGTCGTACCCACTCAGCACCAGCCCTCGTCTTACCCCAACCACGACCAGCTAAAGCTACCCAGACATTCCACTTACCATCAGGTTCTAACTGATCAGGTCTAGCCCAGAACTTCCAATCGTACTTAAGTTCTTCAGCTTGCTCTGGGGATAGGGACGACAAAACATCAGCTACCTGATCTGAGGGTAACTTCCTTAAGTCTTCAGCCGTTATCCTCTGCATCGTCATCAAGGTTATTCTTTCCTAGTCGGGTCATAATCTCTTCTACAGCGGAGCGGTCTTCCTCTTCTTCACTACCAACTTCCCGTTCCTCAACAGTGTTAGTAGGAGACCAACCTCCCTTACTTCTTAAGTACAACTCAGCAGCCTTAAAGTCACCAGCTAACGCTTGCTCAACGACAACATTACCAATAGCTGATGTAGTATTGAACTTCACCTCCGCTATATCTCCACCATACAACTTATAAAAAGTAGATGTACTAGATGGTGCATGAGAGTACTTCTGGATAGATGCCATAATATCTTTAACTGACACACCACTACTGATGCCCTTACGGACATGCTTGCCTATAATAGCACTATATGGTAGTTTCTCTGCCATGAACTCTGAGCATCCTTCAGTTCCGTACATGTCCCTAATCCTTAAGAGACAACAAATAATATAATAACAACAGTAAGTATAACTCCCTCAATCATCGGCATGACCTCATCCTGTAATTCTAACTTGGCAGTGTTCGTCATGGTTGACTAAGGGAGAAAGACTTTAAAACAGAAGTATAGTTTGTACCTAGTACTCATGTAACTACTAATGTATAGCTGTTGTCTATAAACTATAATAGTAATAACCATAATAGTATAATACTATATAGTCTCTTTACTGTCGTAGTTACATCTGCTATACTTTAGTAGGTTGTCTACTACTATATAGCAACATTTTTTGGACTTATGCAACCCTTCCCCAGAAACTATTTTCTATGTCGTTGATAACTCACGAATCTTTTTTTATTTATTTTTATACACTGTGACATATTTATCACACTTGCTACTCTAGGGAGAGTACCTGCTCTATTCTAAGTTGTGTAAAGTAAATTTCTTATGTTATAGATATGGGTGTATAACCACGCCACTCAAATTTATACCCCAGAAAGTATAGGGTCCCATACCAAAGTATATATTGACACCCCCCGGATGATAAACGAATCATATACCAAAGTATAAAATGTGTTGCATAAATGTCACACTTGGTTAACTAATTGAATACATGGGTAAAATAATGCTTGCAAAAGTAATTTCTTGCGCTCGTCGGGCGAATCGGCAATGCCATAGGGAATCATTTAATTGGACGCTTGTTCATTTAATTGGTAAGAATACCAGACCAATATATAGGCAAGCATTTGTTGTGGTACAATAATACCTCATGCTCTATCGCTCGATATTAGAGCCATACAACGCATCAAAAGAAAAAAGGCCCCTACCATACAGTAGAGACCAGAGTCGTCGTTCTATGAGGCTATTTATAGTACGTTATTGACGCTTACTGTATCCATTTTCGCCTCTTTATCTTTACGCCATTGCAACAACTCATCGCGGTGCGGTGTATCCCAAAAGTCAGTCTTATATATCTTGCGGCCCCATACTGCTAGTAACGGTGACTTATCACCAAGTTTGGGGTGCTCATATAATGTAACACCGTGGGCAGTGAATACTTGTGTGGGACGCATCCCTAGGAATGTTCTCATTTTTGATGCTGTATCTAGTTGGCGTGTCATGTCATTTTTCCCTTGTGTTAAGTTGATGTACCATCAATACCAGTGATTCGGTATGGAGTCAAGGCCAATGATGTATCGCAAGCCACGACCAGCCAAGTATCGTTGCGACATTTGCGAGCCATACACTACACCAAAACATACGCGCCGCTATATTCTTGATTGTTACATTATAACGTTTCATTGTGTTGACTCCTCATCTCTACAGTATTTTTTGACTTGTGTTGCATAGATAATTAAATGCTTAGGATGCTGTTCGTTTATCCACCTCGTTGCGCTATAGTGGGCGTTGTCCCTATCACTTGGGACATCAATCCAAACTATATCTTCTACACCCGTTTTATGGTTACGTCTGTTTACCATGTACCGACTCATTTTTTTGCCTCTTTCCATTTCTTGAGTGTGCTATGTTGTGCCGTTGTTAGTGGTGCGAGTCCACTATTGTCCATATGATATAGAAAGCTGGTTTCAAGAAATCCTAGCGCGTAGGTATCGCCGTGCTGTTTAAGCTTATCAAGGTATTCCTGTCTTTCTGCTAGTATCTCACTGAATGATTGTTTCATTAGTATGACTCCCCTTTATGTTCTAGTATACGTGCAGCACGTTCTAGCGTGTTACCTAGTCTTATCAATACATCATCGCTGCAAGAATATAGCCAATCATTTTGAATAGCGTCTTTTCCTAAGCCAGCTTTATGTCCCCAATGGTCAGGAACTTTTGCGCCCCTTATCCAATGAAGAACGTCTGCTATCTCAAACCAAACAGACATGACACTGCCCCAATGGTCATAAGAATCCGCGCATAGTTTATATTCTTCTACAGCTTGCTTATAGGTTAACATGTAGGTCATTGTGTCGCCTCCACCTTAACAAGCATTGATTCAGTTTCTTCTATTGCGTCTCTTTCTGTTTCGCTGACCATGTATTGACTATGGCCTACAACATATTGGACGCGTTGTTCTATAGCCTCAAACATTGCGTCCGTGGCCTCGGATTCCGTCTCGTATAGCGTGGACTCTGGTTTCGTGTCGCAAGTGTCAGCGTATTCAAGGACAACATGCCAATCACCTTCCTCAAGCATGTAAAGCAAGTGACTTGCAAGTGTGTTGCTTGTCCAATCAACCGCAAATGTAACCATGTCAGTTACACGCTCAAAGGTTGGTGTTTCGCCTGTGTTGTCTCTATAGTCTTCTATCGCTGCATCAATAGCGTCGATCCAATCAGAGTCGCATAACTTGCGTTCTATGTCGCGTGTGTAAATCATATCGTTGAAAGAACCCGCTGCACAATGTGCATGTTCAATGTCTGATATGAGTGAACCAACCGAGTCGTACTGATTGCCCTTGTATTGCTCAATCAGTTCAAGCGCGATTGCGTTGTTGTCGCTATAGCTAAAACGTTGGGCGGCTACATCTAAGAAAGTGTCAAGATTGTTTAAGGCGTTCATAGTATTATACTCCGGCTTGTGTGTTGTAGGCCACGGCCTCGATTTCACCGCTTGCGCGATACTCTTTTGCTAGTTCTTGCGCTTGACGTAAAGGCATTAAGATGAATCCCAATACTGGGACAAAAGAGAGAGTTGAACCATTCGGGCGGGTTGCTACGGTGTAAGTCATTTTTGATTCTCCGGTTTATGTGTGTTTCTATAATCCGTATGAAGTATTCAAAACGATTCGCATAGCCCTAAAACACAAGAAAGCAAAATAAAAGGTAGAAAAGATTACTGGTAAATATAGTCGCTTGCAAGATGCGCAAAAATAGTATTTAAAATACTTAGCCAATAGCCGCACGGGGTGATTCTTTGAGAATCGTTCGCAAAAAGTGGAAGGATGGGCAAGTGAAATAGTGTTGCAAAAATATCACACCTCGATTTGGGGCTGGGACTCTTATACAAGACACACTATGTGGGACTCTTATACAAGACTCCCGCTATACTATCGTTAGTATAGGTATACTATCGTTTGACTATATACTATCGTTAGTATAGGTATACTTTTGAGACCTATACTTTTGAGAGTGTTGCAAAAATGTCACACCAACCCCAGACCCCCCTACAGTGGAAATAAGGAATGACACCCCTACAGTGGAAATTAAGGGCTTGACCCCTACGGTGGAAATATGTATAAACAGAATCAGCAGAGACAAGGAGAATAATCATGGAAGAGTGCCAAGAATGTCAGGGCGAAGGTGTTTGCGAGTACGAACGCTGGGAGAGATATGGAGATACTTACGAGCCATATGCTGAGTATAGTATATGTGAATGGTGCTTAGGAACGGGACAATTGGAGAGTGATCATGACTGAAGAACTAGAAAGAGAACTGAGACAGATGGGTGTACTGGATCACAAGACCCCTGCGGTGGAAATTGATAAAGAGCCTATGTGGGTACGTGATGATGTTGTATTCGATGAAGATGGACAACCAAACTTTTAGGGTTGACACTGACACCGAATCACTTCATACAGACAATCAGACAGAAGGAGATAGAAACATGACTAAGGGCATCGTAATCAGCTTATATGACTACACAGGTGAGGCTCTCAAGCCTTGGGCAGAGGCAGGGTATGAGTGCTACGCATACGACATTCAGCATGATCTTGATCCCTATGGATACAAAGCAGAGATGTTTGAGGGGGGCGGCAGAATACACTATCTACATGCTGACCTACATGACTTTGATACACACCTTCAAATCTTTAGAACCTTTAATGGTCGTAATGTAGTATTCGGCATGGCCTTCCCTGTCTGTACTGACATGGCCGTGTCTGGTGCGGCTCACTTCGCTAAGAAGGCAGAGGCTAACCCCCTGTTTCAAGAGCAAGCTGCTAAACACGCCATTGATTGCGCTGACCTGTTTGACGATCTTGGTTGCCCATACTTTGTAGAGAACCCTGTCTCTGTGTTGTCCACTATATGGCGCAAGCCTAACCATTCGTTCCACCCGTATGAGTATGGTGGATACATCCCCTATGGCGAAGAAAAGCACCCTAAGTGGCCTGAGTATATCGCCCCGTCAGATGCCTATCCTAAGAAAACCTGCCTATGGACAGGCAATGGCTTTAAGATGCCTACAAAGTGCTCTGTAGAGCCTCATAAGGGGTACTCTACGCAGCACCTTAAGCTCGGTGGTAAATCTATGAAGACCAAGAACATCAGATCAGCCACACCGAGGGGATTTGCAAGGGCTGTTGTCGAGGCTAACACTTGACACTAGCACCTAATTAACCTATCTACAGAATCACAGTGAAACAGGAGAGATCAAATGGCACTTCCAGAAAACATGGTTACTAACGTACTCAGCGAAAACCAGAACCAGTTCATCACGGTAAAGTTCTTGACCAAGGATGACGAGGTACGTGTATACAATGGTCGTATGAATGTCATCAAGGGCCTCAAGGGAAATGAGCGTGGCAAGATCGCTGCTGCTGCACTCAAGGCTCATGGTTATGTCACACTCAAAACATCCGAGGGATACAAGTGCTTCAAGATGGACCGTGTACTAGCCTTTAAAGCTGGTGGCCGTCATGTATTTACAATGGGAGAAGAGATCACATGATTATTGACGTTAGATCAAGAGAGTCTGTATACCTGTCTATTTATGGTTATACTGTTTATGTAGACTTTAGCGGAGACAAGAAACCTTTTATTGATATATGGAGAGACGATGATGATAACTATACTATGTCTGTCGGCAGCGATATTCTACGAGGCCAGAAACCAGCCAGTTGACGGACAGTTGGCTGTGGCGGAGGTAATCTTAAACAGGGTGCAGAGTGATAGGTATCCTGATGATGCCTGTGAGGTAATTAACCAGTTTAAACAGTTCTCGTACACCCACGATGGAAAGTCAGATGACTTCCTTAAGGAACCAGAGCAGGAGGCTGTCATAAGAGCCATTCTGGTGGCCTCTGAGGTACTTAATGGGTATGGGTTAGGCATTACCTCGACTCACTACCACACAACGGCTGTCAGCCCCTACTGGAATAAGTTCTATGACTATGATGGCAAGCTGGGTGATCATATGTTTTATACAATGGTGGAGGATTACTAGTGGGAAGTGTTGAGCAAGAGATAGAATACTGGGCTGTTCAGAAGGCCACCTTAAAGATCAGGAACAACAGTCTGCAAGATCAGATAGATCAGATAGAACATGACCAGAAGGTGGCTAAGGATCGTCTGAAAGACTTACGCAAGAACAGAGAATTGAACAAGAACAAGATGATCATTTGTGAGATACACATAGATCAATTAGGAGGTTAAGATGATAGACAGAGAAACGTGGATGGAAACCTTAGACAAGTGCAAAGAGGATTACCATATAGTTAAGCGTGAGGCTAATATGTGGGAGAAAGAGGCTAAGCGTTTGCTAGAAGAGAACCATAAACTAAAGGCACAATTGAAGTTGTGGAAGGGCACGGGACTGTGAGCGATGAGGTGAAGGCTGCAGCACAGGTACAGGCAGAGGAAGCCTTTGATGGCTTTATGTACTGGATGAAGAAGGGTACGATCTGGTCTTGCATAGTCCTTGGACTTGTAGTCTTTGGTTGTAATGCTGGCGTTGAGGATGATGCCTACCCTGCATACAACGGTGAGCAATACGCACCAACTAATATGGGAGATTAAGATGATTAAGGTAACACACATAGATCACATGGGCAGTGACCTGTCTGTTGTAAATGCAGCTAGGGTGTCCTTTGGTAAGGAGAGCCTGTGGAATTGGTCTAAAGAGTTAGATAGTGATACGGGGGATGGCCGTACACTAAGGGAACGTGACACCAAGCTAATCAAGTATCTGGCAGAGCATAAGCATATGAGTCCATTCGGCCATGCCTTTGCTAGTTTTCATATCAAGGCACCTATCTTTGTCGCTAGGCAGTTGGTCAAGCACTCCTATCTCCGTTGGAACGAGGTATCCCGTAGGTATGTGGACAGTGATCCAGAGTTCTATGAGCCTGAACATTGGAGGGATAAGAGTGAGGATAAGAAGCAGGGGAGCGGTGGAAAAAGTCAGTCCCAGTACTTCCCTAACATCTATATTAAAGAGGTGGCAGAGAAGGCACTAGGTGACTACAAGAAGATGCTAACTCAAGGAATAGCACCAGAGCAAGCACGTATGGTATTGCCTCAGAACACCATGACTGAATGGTATTGGTCAGGTAGCTTGGATGCCTTTGCTAATATGTGTCGTTTAAGGTGTAAAGAGGATACACAGGCAGAGACACAAGAGGTGGCATGGGCTATAAGTTTAAAGATGGAAGACCTGTTTCCTGTGTCATGGGTGGCACTTAGAGATGAGTAAAATGACATCACTGTATTAGTTAAGGCACAATATTTGTCAGTACTAACACCATAGTAGTATTAGGAGAGGATAAATGACAAACTCTAATGAGCAAATGATCACAGGGCTAACCAACAAATGACCAAGCGTATACCCATGAAGGGCGGGGATGAGTATGATGGGCTTACCAAAGCACGTAAGTTTTATCTATGGAAGAGTGGTCAGTTAAAGAAGATTAAACGTGCTTACAATAAAAGATTTCGTAAGTATAACAAGGAGATAAAAGATGAGTAAAGATGTTAATAAACCAATCAAAATCACAGACATAGAAGAACATGAAGATGGCAGTGCCACAGTACAGGTAGAGTGTGACCCTGAGACGTTTGCAGCTATATTCAGTGCAGGTTTTGTACAACTAATAATGAAGGGACTGGAGAAGGATGAACACTGAAGACATGATGAAGATGTGTCGTTCACTTGCGTACAAGTATAATTCACCTAATCAATTCGATGATCTGGTATCCGAGGGAATGTTGGAGTGCTTAGAACAAGTGGATCAGGGGAACACGCACGGGGCTAATCTAAGACGTATGGCTAACAGGGCTATGCACGACTACATAAACATTAAGACACTAGCTGTAAGTGTGCCTCTAAGTGAGCCAGCTAGGTCTTTGGCTAGGGGTACAGACTACAAGTCAACCATGAGCAAGGAGGGTGTGACAAAATTGCAACAGGCTATCAAGTCAACCAGTACACCATTAGAAAGTGCTGAGATAGTTGATGAGGAATCTGATCCTGCTGTTGTGTATGAGAAAAAGCAGATTGTACTTGACATAGTAAGGTTATCTAGGGAGACGCTTAACGACAGTGATTGGGATTTGTTCTCTAGGCACTACTTAGAAATGGAGACAACAGATGATATAGCTATATCTGAGCGTGTAACACGACAAGCAATAGAGAAGAAGTTGAAGAGGTGTGTTAATAAAGTCACAGAAGCTATGAACATTTAGGGGCTTTGGTTGCGTAAAGTCAAAAAATGTTGCTATAGGTAAGTACAGAGGTCTTCTAAAGACTATTAATAATAAGAAGGAGAAACAA